AAAAATACTAGTATTGTTATTAGTTGTTAGATCTGTTTTTATGTTTGTATATATATTAGCCACTTATAAACCAAGAAAATCTTTCTTGCTCCTGTTTTATTTCATCTAGAAATGTTGAGTTTAATTGTTCTTTCATAAGTGTCAACGCTCTATTGATTTGTTTTTGATTTGAAAAGTCATATTCTTCTTTTGGTTCTGGTATTCTTACAGTTACTTTAGCCATTATCTTCTACCGTCCGGTTGTATATCTAATCTTAATGTTCCAAATCTCCAAGACTCACTAGCTGCATCATTTGCTATTTTAACACTTGCAAATCTACCTCTAGCTCTTGTGTCTTTTTTCTGTGTAGTAGATGTAATTGTAAATGGACTATAAGACGAATTACTTGTTGTATCTTGTGGATATCTTTTTAATCCAATAGTTACTTTAGCGTTACCTAGTAATGTTTTAAAATCTGGTATAAATCTTCTCATAGCTAAAAATACCTCACCTGCAACTTTAGGTCCTGCACTTCTGCCTTGTGCATCTTTTGATTTTTGTTCAAGATCAAAGTCAAATGATTGTATAAAAGATGTAAGAGTTGTAGTTGTACCATTTGGATTTACTTGATCAGTTCCTACTTCATGTTCAAAATAAGTTGTTTGACCTAAACCAGTTTGTCCAACGACTATTGGAAATGTTCCGTTTGCATTTGCATTATATTTAGTTGCATATGGATTTTTATATATAGTAGCATCCATCCAACTTGTTCTAGCTTCTGTTCCAGTATACCAAACACCACCTCTTACTCCTGCTGATTCACCAAAATTAAATACAACATATTTATCATTGTAGTCTGAATTAGATGATGGGTAGTACCAAGTAATTTCTGTAAATAAATTATTTAAACCTGCTGAAACTTGTTGACCTTTTGTAGTATCAAAATTATCAAATACAGAATCTTCAACAGTACATGGTAAAGATTTTACTGTACCATCGTAAAGAAAAAATCCTTTTGGACTTAACCAAAATGCAGCACCATCTATTTCTACAACAGCGTTTTGACCTATTAATCCACAGTTTGTACCTACTTGTTCAACAGCAAAGGTAAAAGGTGCACCTATAAATTTCATTGTGTACAATGCATTATCGGTCCATATTAGAATAACTTCTTTTGCTTTTAATGCACCTATAATTTTTGTGCCATCTTGTAATCTTTGTGTACCAGCTGTGTTAGTTGCTGATGGTGTAAATGTATTAATATCTTCTTGGTCTGAGAATCTTATAAACATATCATCTTGTGAATCAGGTGTGCCTATTGTTGTTTCTGTTCCTAGATGAATTAAGTGTCTTGTTGTTGGTGATATAAGAGTAGATCTTGTTTTAGTTGGATTGTTTGTTGTTTGAAAATTAGAAGTTGTTGTAGATGCACGTGTCGTTAATCTTTGTGATATACCTGAGTTCCATGTAAATGTTTTACCATTTAAAATAGTTGCAACTAACACTTCACCAAAATTATCTAATGACCATAACCCAGGTTCAAGTGTAACATCTGATGCAGCTGCTGCTTCACCCCAATTACCATTACTATAAGGATCCATACCCCAACCATAACCATATGTTTGTTCTCTAGGACCTACGGGTTCAAAAGGTTTTATACTTAAACTACCACCTGTTGATACTGTTCCAGATGCATTTGATGATTGTGTAATTGTAAATGTGCCTGTTGTTGGAACGCTAATTACTTGAAAGTTTTTATCTTCAAAATCAGAATTTTGATAACCTGTACCACCTGGTAATGTAACACTATCTAATTGTACAATGTCACCAACAACTAAACCATGAGTAGCTTTTGTAATTGTACAAGTAGGTGATCCATTTGTTGTAGCAATTGTTGCAGATGTTAATGTAGTTTTAAGAGGTGTAATATCATAAAGCTGGCCTTCAAAATATATAAGTAAAAATTTATCTGTTCCAAGAGCCACGTACCTATTACCATCGTTATCTACAAATGCGTGTTGTTTTCTAGCAACGCCAACTATTGTGTCTGTTGTAAGTGATGCCCAACCACCAACTTTTTCAGGAAGACCATATCTAAATCTTACGTTATCAGAATCAACCCAACGGTTTTCTGCACCTGCTGGTGTATCTTGTTTATCGATTCCAGGTCTAAAATTAAACTCAACAAGAGCCATCAGTAGCTCCTATATTTTATCTTTGTAAGCCCAACCTCTAGTCGCACTTACGTAAACTAAAGTAAATGCTGCGCCATTTACATTGACTACTAAGTTTGATGCTGAACCTAAGATGTTGGAACCATTTCTGCCTATGGTTAAGTTGTTTGAATTAAAATTACCACCTGCTCCACCACCATCTATAAAATGAACTTCTGCGCCAACTGAAGGTGATGCTGGTAATGTTACGGTTACTGGTGATGCACTTGTGTCTACTATTACTTGATCGTTTACAACTGCAGTATAAGTACCATTAGTTGTAATATATCCTCTTTCAACAATACTAGAATTTACATTTGTACCATCAGAATATAATACTGATTTTGATTGTACGGGTAATGATATGCCTGTGCCTGATACTGTTTTAAAAGTTAATGTATATCTATTAGATGTTCTACTTGTAGCATCTTCAACCACGTATACTCTTTCGACTGAATCTGGAACTGTAACAGTTCTGTTCGCCGCAAGAGTACCCGTTAGTTTTAAGTACAGGTTTTTACCATTTGATACAGCTCCATTAGAAATCGCTAACGCTATGTCAGACGATGCTACATCTATAGATATGTAGCCAGATGAGGCTTGTTCTAATTGCTGAAGATTGGTGTTAGTTATAGTACCCCATGTACCTGACTTCTCACCGGTAGTCATTAATTCTAGTTTTAAATTACTCGAAAATGTTGATGCCATAATTCTCCTATGGGTTAAGCGGATCTATTGGGACCCACGTTTGCCCTGCGTTTGGATCTATTGGGTTCCATGATACCACAGAAACCGTACCTAATGCAAGGTTAAATCTATTACCAGCTGGTCTAACTCCAGAAGCAATTGTTGTATTTCCAACGGCAATATTGACTCTTTGGCCGTTAGCTAAAACAACTACATTTTGTATTCCAACTCCTGCAAATGTTGTTGCTGAAAATGATGTTGCTCCAAAAAACATATTATATCTCCGTCCAAACTTGGTTTGCATTCATTGGAACTGCTTCCCATTTTCTAATTAAAATTTCAGATGTTCCAATATCTAAACCATTACCCGTTGGTAAAGCTTTTGCTTTAGCTATAACCGTTACATTACTAGTAGCTATATTAACTCGTTTTCCTGTAACAATAGCCGTAGCATTTGCTTTAGCTGTTGCATTACCAAGAGCTATTTCAAAACCATTACCTGTAACAGATAAATTACATTTACCTATAATAGTTACATTACCTGTTGCAAGATCTAATTCTTGTCCTGTAATAGGTGGTTTAGATCCTGCTTTTACTATTACTGTTCCATTTGCTAATTCAAATGCATTACCTGTAACTGGTACATTTTTTGGTATAGAAGCTTCTGCATTACCAATACCTAATTCTAATCCATTACCAATTAATGCTTGTCTAGCTTTAGCAACAATAGTTACATCACTTGTACCAATATTAACTCTTTTACCAGTAACTGATACATTAGCCTTACCAATAATAGTAGAATCACCAATAGATATATTGATTCTTGATCCAAGGACATTGACGAATGCGTTAGGATTAAAGCCTACATCGGAAAAGGCTGCTGCTGAAAAGGGTGTAGCACCAAAGTACATGGCGGCCTACCTGGCCGTTGCCACGACATTATTACTGCCAACTAAACTTTGGCCAAAGGCCATAAAAATATAATTTGAACCACTTCTATTTAATTCATTGTGTCCATTACGAAGTTTAAAACCATTACTATATATATCAAACCAATTTTGATAATCACTTTCAGAATTATTTAAATCTGGGTGTAAAGCTTTATTGTAGTTATTATCTCCACTTCTTTTATTATCCATTATAACCCAACTATTATTTGAATTATTACTATCAACTTTTTTCCACAAAACAAATGAAGGAGCAAATCCTGTATAAACAAATGTTCCATCACTTTGACCATTACCGGTATACATACCAAACTTGCTGTAACCTCTTATTTCTGCAAAGCAGTAGGCAATCATATTTTGATTATCATTTGTTGAATCTGCTGTTCCTACACTAAATACTGTAGATGTTGGAGAAGTGTTGTTATAATATGCAGCAGAAGCTCCTGTTTCTGCGGCATTTGTATTTAATACAAGCTGTTTAGTATTACCTAAATTTTCATGATAAAAACCCCAGTTCTCACCATTAACTCTACTTTTT